CGTAAAGGCAAAGACAGCGTAAACAACGGCATTGACTATATACAGGACTATAAAATTTTTGTGCATCCTAAATGTGTAAATTTTCTTACTGAGATCAGCAACTACACATGGGACACGGACCCGAAAACCGGTAAAAAGCTAAACCGACCCATCGACGATTTTAACCACCTCATGGATGCCATGCGGTATGCGATGGAGGAGTTTTCGGCCGGTGCACATTACAGCTTTGAGTAAAGGAGGCGCGGGGCCGTGTTTGAACAGCAACACATACTGAATAAAATTGAGGAGTGGGCCGAGCGCCTGCCCTATAAAACTTTGAAAATAGAAATACAACTGCCCGATCAGACGCTTACGCTTGAAAAGGAAAAGACGCGCTCGATCGGGTTTTCTGTCCCCCCCAGATATGGGGACTACTAAACAGAAAAGGAGGTGCAGCCGTTGAAATTGCTTAATTTACATACCGGTCCGATGTCCGGCATTATGATGATGGTAAGGCCCGTAATGACTGACAAGGAATTTTTAGAAAAAGAAATAAAGCGCTGGCTTATATCGAAAGAGCGACAGCAGCAGCTGGACGGCGATCGGTATTATGACGGCGAGCACGACATAAAAAACCGTAAGCGTACGGTTATAGGCGAGGACGGCAACCTCACAGAGGTTGACAACCTGCCGAATAACCGGATCATTGATAACCAATATGCCAAAATGGTTGACCAAAAAGCCAACTACCTGCTTGGGCGGCCGATAACCTTTGACACCGAAAACCGCCAATACGGCGAGGCGCTTTCCCGGGTATTCACTAAAAAGCTGCATCGCATTATACGCATATTGGCCGAAAAGGCATTAACCGGCGGCAAGGTGTGGCTCTGTCCGTATTACAACAATGCTGGTGAGCTGGCTTTTGAGGTGTTCTCGGCCTATGAAATACTCCCGTTTTGGGCTGATACGGCCCACACGGAGCTGGACTGCGCCGTGCACTTTTTCCCCGTGTACGTATACAAGGAAAACGGTGAGGAGGAAATTGTCAACAAGGTTGAAGTTTATCACGCCGGCGGCATTGAGCGGTTTATCTGGAAAGATGATCACCTGGTTGTTGATAATGACGCGACTTCCGGGGCGTACGTCACCGTGGTTGACCAAAAGAACGGTACGGCCATCCCTCTCAACTGGCAGCGTCTGCCGCTTATTTGCTTTAAGTATAACCACCGTGAAACGCCTTTGCTCTGTCGCGTAAGGTGTCTGCAGGACGCGCTCAACCTCCTGCTTTCCAATTACGCCAATGCCATGGAGGAGGACGTGCGCAACACTATTTTGGTGCTGCACAACTATGACGGCGAGAACCTGGGCGAATTCCGGCATAACCTCACCACGTACGGCGCCGTAAAAGTACGGAGCTTTGACGGATCGGAGGGCGGCGTTGACACCCTTACGGTTGAGGTAAATGCCGATAACTATAAAACCATTATTGACCTGCTGAAAAAGGCCATAATCGAAAACGCCCGCGGCTATGATGCCAAAGACGAGCGCATGAGCGGAACGCCTAACCAGATGAACATCCGCTCCATGTATTCAGACATTGACCTTGACGCTAACGGCATGGAGGTTGAATTCCAGGCTGCCATAGCAGATCTGTTGTGGTTTGTCAATGCGCACCTGGCTAATACCGGCGTGGGTAACTTCGATGGTGAGGAGGTTACGGTCATATTCAACCGTGATATACTCGTCAACGAAAGTGAGGCCATTGAAAACTGCGGCAAGTCACAGGGCATTATCAGCAATGAAACTATTGTGCGGCAGCATCCTTGGGTTGACGATCCAGAGGAGGAGCTCAAACGTCTGGAGGAGGAAAAGCAAAAAGCGCTTGAAAGTGTGGATGCTTACCGCGCGGCTTTTGAGCAGACAGCCGGCTCGGGAGGCGGTGCGCTGAATGAATAATGCTGAGTATTGGGCGCGCCGGCTTAAAATCATGGAGGACGCTATCAAAGACAAGTCTTATGAGTACGTCCGAAACCTTGAGGAACAGTTTGACGCTGCCATAAGGGACATTGACACCCAAATGCGCGCCTGGTATCAGCGCTTTGCCACTAACAACAATATAACCTATGCTGAGGCGCAGCGCCTGCTCACCACCACCGAGCTTGAGGAGTTTAGGTGGACTGTGCAGGAGTACATCAAAAAAGGCAAGGAAAACGCCATAAACCAGGCATGGCTCAAAGAGCTTGAGAACGCCTCCGTAAGGGTGCATATTTCGCGCCTGGACGCGCTTAAATATCAGCTGAGGCAACAAGCCGAGGTACTAACCGACGCGCGCATAAAGGCCACCACAGAGGCCGCAGAGCTTGCTTACACGCAGAGCTATTACCACACGGCCTATGAGGTGCAAAAAGGCCTCGGCGTGGGCTGGACCATGCAGGCGATCAATGAGAACGCCCTGCAAAAGGTGCTTTCCCGGCCGTGGACCGTTGACAATCAGACCTTTAGAGCTCGCTGCTGGACGGACAAAACCAAATTGGTGCAAACCGTCAACCAGGAGCTCACGCGCATGATCGCAACCGGTGAGCCACCTAACAAGGCCGTTAACGCCATAGCAAAGCAATTCAAGACCACCAAATATAATGCCGGCCGCGTGGTTATGACGGAAAGCGCTTATTTTTCTGCTGCGGCCCAAAAAGACTGCTTTAACAGGCTTGGCGTTGAACTGTACAAGGTTGTAGGCACGTTGGATAAAACAACCTGTGATATTTGCGCGGACATGGACGGCCGCATATTCAAGATGGCCGAATATAAAGAGGGCGCTACTGCCCCACCCTTTCACCCCTGGTGCCGCTGCTGCACAGCTCCGTACTTTGAGGACATGGAGGGCTTAGGCCTCCGAGCGTCACGGGATCCGGACACGGGCAAAACCATTAATAAGGTGCCGGCAAATATGCCATACAAGGAATGGAAAAAGCAGTTTGTGGATGGTACACCCTCGACACCGGAGGTAAAAGATGATATAATATACCCGTGGGACGCATGGAAACGAATTACAGGCGATCACGATATACCGGATGACCTTTCAAACGTAAACCCAAACTACCACGATGGTGGCCGGCCTTATAGAGTGAATTGCACTCATTGTGTGCCAACGTATGAAATGCGCCGCCGGGGCTTTGACGTTGAGGCAACGCCCGCTTTTGATGGTGATGCATATATGCACGGCGCTTGGCGTAAACTATTTAAGGGCGCCGAGTGGAAACACACCACCAGCCGCTTTAAGAAAGACCAGGCAGCCGAAATTGAGCGCATAATGCTTGGTTGGGGCGAGGGTGCACGAGCTGAGATCCGTGTTGCCTGGGACACCGGCAGCATGGGCCATGTATTTGCAGCTGAAGTTAAGGACGGCAAAGTGCTTTTCGTGGATCCACAAAGCGGCAGCCGCGATGTACGGCACTATTTCAATTATGCAAAGCCCTCCAGCGTGGAATACGGGCGCATTGATAACCTTGTTCCCACTGAGGGTATTTTAGAAACTTGTAAAAGCAGGTGATGGCGTTGATTGATATTAAAGAGGCCCATAACAAAGCGCAGCGCGAGGCTGCACTTCGTTATGGTGATTACCCGTTAAAAGAAAAATACGATCTTGGCAGTGAATGGGCTTTTTATTTCGGCACCGATGATGATGCGGGAGCGCCTTATATCACTGTAAACAAGAAAACCGGCGATCTTGGTTTTCTCACCATACCACCGTTTGAAAATCTGGATCGCCTCAAAGCGGGCAAAAAACTACCGCTGTAATTAAATACTTATCGTTGATCAAAGCATCGTGCAAAGCACGGTGCTTTTTTCATACAAAAATACCGCCTGCTCCAGCGGAATACAAAACGGGCGTTGCAATACCGGGACTGGCCGGACAAAAAGGAAAGCAACAATACGTAAGGAGGAAACACAAATGCTTGAATGGTTGAAAAACATACTTGGTGAGGCGTACACGGAGGACATTGACACAAAGGTTGCCGCAGAGATCGGCAAGATCTTTGTGGCAAAAGCGGACTTCAACCAGGTAAACACCGCAAAAAAGAAACTGGAGGACGATCTTAAAGCCCGCGATCAGCAGCTGGAGGACCTTAAAAACTCCACCGGTGACGTTGAGGCGCTGAAAAAGCAGATCACGGACCTCCAAAAGCAAAATGCCACGGACAAGGCCAACTACGAGGCCCAGCTTGCACAAATTAAGCTGGACAACGCCGTTGACGCGGCATTAACGGCCGCAGGAGCACGGAACAACACCGTGGTTAAGGCACTGCTGGCCGATTTTCTCAAGGACGCCAAACTTGCAGAGGATGGCACCGTAAAGGGGCTTGCACAGCACTTGGCCGAAATGGCCAAAGCAGAGGCAACCTCCTTTTTATTTGCCGCTCCGGACAACAAAGGGCAGTTTAAGGGCATGACCCCAGGAACGCCCGGCGGCAAAACCCCGCCCCCGCCAGGCAAAGCGCTCAAAGACATGAGCTATGATGAGCTGTGCGCTTACCTGGAACAGAACCCGGGAGCAAAGCTCGAATAATAAAATTACTACATGAAAGGTAAAGGTGAAAAGTAATGCCCAACACTAAATTTGATGCAAAATCCTTTAACGCCGAGGCTTTTAAGTACAAGGTAGGCCTTGTTCCGAACCTCAAGATGAATGAGCTGAAAAAGTCTGCCGCGCTGGCTGGCAACCCCGATATTAGAGAGGTGTTTTCCGGCCAGAATGGTACCCACTATGCCCGTATCGCAATGCGCGGCTTGGCTGATGGTGACGCCGTAAACTATGACGGCCAGACCGACATCAGCGCAACCAGCACAAAGACCTTTGAGCAGGGCGTTGTCGTTGTCGGCCGTGCCAAAGCGTGGGTTGAAAAAGATTTCAGCTATGACATCACCGGCAAAATTGATTTCATGGACAGCATCGCTCAGCAGATTGCCGAATATAAGGACGGCCTGGACCAGAAAACGCTGCTTGCCATTCTCAAGGGCATTTTCTCTATGAATAGCGGTGCTAAGAACCTGGAATTTGTCACTAAGCATACCACTACCGTTGACGGGGCCATGTCGGCAACAACCCTCAACACAGCAACCAACAAGGCCTGTGGTGCCAACAAAAAGGCTTTTTCGCTCGTGTTCATGCACAGCGATGTGGCCACCAACCTGGAAAACCTCAATTTGCTGGAGCACTTGAAGTACACCGACAAAGAGGGCGTAACAAGATCACTTGACCTTGGCACATGGAACGGCAAGCTCGTTATCATTGACGATGAAATGCCAACAAGAGAGGTGCTCGTTACCCCGGGCGTGTACACACTTACTGTCGATACTGCGGCCCAGGTTGGGGACGAGATTACGATCTTTGGCACGAAATACACTTTTGTTGCCAATGACGCAACCCCGACCGGCAACCAGATCAAAGTAGGTGCAAGCGGCACTGCTGCACAGCAGGCAAACAACATTAAAACCATACTCGCCGCAAAAGCAACCGGTGAGGAGGCAAAATACACCTACAGTGTTAATTCTGCCACCATCACAATGACCATGAAAACGAATGTGGGCATCCCGGAGGAACCCACCGCCGTTGTTGCTGACGGTGACGACATGGTTGTAACGCTTGAAACCACAACCGCTTCCGTTATTAAAACCGAGTACACTACCTACGCCCTGGGCAAAGGCGCCATTTCCTATGAGGACATCGGTGTTAAGGTGCCTTATGAAATGTCCAGAGATCCCAAAACCAACGGGGGTGAGGACACGCTGTATATCAGACAGCGCAAGTGCTTTGCTCCGTTCGGCCTT